CCCATGTTCTAGGATCAAACTCAACGTATTTGCCACGCATACGGACAACTCTAGGCTTGTCCTGATACTTGCCCAATAGATGCAAGATGCCTTTAAACAGGCTCTTTACTCCAGTCTCAGCAAAGATACGAGCGATTAACTCTAGCTTGCCTGAGTTTGATTTCATCATTGCAGCCACAGCAGTAGCCGTAACATTGCTCAGAATGTCTGGATCAAGTCCTTGCTGTGCATCGCTAACGCCTGTTCTCTTAGCCTGAACCGCATCCAAGTATTCCAGCATCGGCATGGATTGACCAAATGTACTCTGAACCGTTAACGGAACCAGCGCATTAGGGTTCTTGATACGGATAATCCCACCCGGAGTAGCATTGAGCAAGTCATCCATGTTGACCTGACCATCTACAGCACCTACTCGACTGTTGTTAGTTAGATACAGATTATCCAAGCTCTGACGAGTTATCGTGGACTTCTGTAGCTGAATATCCATCGTTCGATCTGCCAGAGATTGACCGAAGAACTTATGCGGTACAGGTATAGGACAGATAGAGTGGAATGGAACATAGTCTGTTTCTTCGTCCTCAAGTATCTCAGAGCCGCAATAGACAATACGGCGTAACTCAGCAATACCGTCATCATCTTCGTCAATACGGATATAGCACTCGTATACCTCTAGAACCTGCATAGAGAAGTCTAGAGAGGTATTTTGATCCGGTTGTTCGCCATTTGGGAACCTTGCGATACGTTCAGCATTGAACTCAAGATCGTTATAAGTTGGCAGATCGTCAACTGTGTCCTGATCGTAACCAATAGCAATCAACTCTGAACGAGTCATTAAACGACGATGCGCTACGAAACTAGCTTGGTCAATAGTCTTGGCTGACTTGCTGATAAGGAATTCTTCAGGAGGCACGTTCTCAATACGCACCTGACCTGTCTCTTTAATGCGTTGTACCTGAACTTCAAACTTAGGGATTTGTATGACATTGCCCATCATGTCCGACATTTCCGTATATTCTATTTTCTGTTTGGTAACTTTTAAAGTCTGATCCGATAACAGCAGAGCCAGTTCATCCTCTGACAGATTCTCGTATTCTTCCTTCGTTACGTCTGTAGACTGATCCCAATATGACTTAACTACTCCCACCTTTTGCAGCAGAGCATCTTTAAACCAGTTATGGAGAATAAGCATTCCATCATTATCACGATAGAAAGCCCAATTACAGTAATCCGTAGCCTGTCTAGCAGACTCCTCATCACCAGGACTCTTAGGCTCAAAGTAGACAATATCTTCGGTAGTCGTAAATACACGCATTAACTGTGGCAATGCACCATCGATAGCCTCAGCTACCTCACCAGTTACGATCTGGCTGCGACCTTCTTGCTCATTACCGTAAGGATATCTTAGGTAATACTCTAAGGCTCGCTTACGATCTTCGGTAGTCTCGGTATCAAGATAACCAATACTGTTATCTATTTCGTTCTCGATAATACCTTTTACTTTGCCTGCATCCATCATAATGCGTTCCTCTTAGGATTTTCGCAATTATACAATCCATTTAGTGTTAATGGGCAAATCTGACTGCCATGAACTATCGTCTTGGTCAAGGCTTATCGCTAGATACCGCATAGAATCGCTAGAATGACTAGACCAGTCGTGTAATGGCTTGTCGTAAAACACTTGCTGTTTCTCGTTATATTCCCTGCGATAGTTCCTGAGCGCATCAAGACCTGCTTTAGTCTTATGATCGAACCAACATTGCGGTAGTAGCCTTCTAACGGCTTGTATGCCGTCTGCAACCGATAATCTAGGAGCTACAGTTATATCCAGTCCAGCTTCCTGTAAAACCTCTTTACGACTCTTTCCTGTGCCTAATTCTCTTACTTCGACGTCATGCGGGAGGAACTGCGTGAATCCTTCATAGTCATTATCTTTGAGCCAGCGTATATACCAGTCCAGACCGACTCCGTGATTTTCGACGTAGTCAATAAGCCGAACCTCTTTGCCCACCGTCTGACATATCCAGATACTTGTACTATCAGAAATACCGAGGTCCCAAGCAGCATAAGACTTACACAGATCATCACGCTCAATGGTAGTGATTCTATTCTTCGCTTCGAGATCGTTAATAATCTTGCCATAATAGCTACCTTGAATAGCGGCATCAAAGGAACATTCAAATTCCTGAAAATACCTATCGTCACCCATCTCCTGACGAGCAGCCCAAAGTTCTTTCTCGCTAAGAATACCTGTTTCACTAGCCTTGAACTCTAGTAATGCCCAACCTTCGGCAGTCTTAGCCCTATCGCGGAAACCGAGGAAATGATTTTTACCTTTCGGTGTGCCAATGAATAAGCACCACGTAGGGCTTTCATCTGTATGCCTATCTGCCAATGCAGGACGTATAACCTCATTCCATATTCTAGGGTTCTGATCGCCTATCTCGTCAAGAATAACGCCATCGAAATACTGCCCACGCAAGCTATCAGCATTATCAGAGCCGTAAAGACTAATGCGCCTACCCCAAAAGTCAACTCTAAGCTCTGAGATGTTAGCCACAGCCCCAAGAGGACGAGTAAATTCCAGCAGGTAATCCCAAGCCACACGCTTCGACTGTGCGTAAGTCGGAGCAATATAGGCAAATCGTGGGTTTTGTTTAGTGCATTCAATGGCAGCCTTGATTAGATGGTTAATCGCGCTAACAGTCTTGCCCATACGTCTGTGAGCTACTACTACTGTAAACCTGTGCTTGTCTATAGCCTCATGAATCAGCCTTTGCTGCTCTCGAGGCTTATAAGCTATCTCGATTACTTCTGCCATGTCACCATCAACGGAGCACCTTCAGCACCAGTAATCTCTTGCTTGCTAGTCTCTGCCCATCTCATCTGAGCCTTAGTCCACCAGATCAATGCAGTCGTATCACCGCCCTGAGCCTTGTTAAATAACGTCTTGGCTATCTGTGCGCTGGCTTTAGCTTTACCTAAGTCTAGCTCTGTACGGTAATGCTTTCTCAGCGTCTTATCGTCTATACCGATTAACGCTCCTATCTGTTCATGCGGCAGTCCTAGACCAGCCGATGTTTCGACTAATCTCTTGTTTTCTGCGCTAGGAATATGCTCATTCATTTTATGTAGGGGAAATGTTAATCATTCGTTAATAATTCGGCTTTCTTTCCGGTGAAATCTTCCCACCGCTTTACTATAACGTCACAGTACTTAGGGTCTAGTTCCATTAGCCTAGAATGCCTTCCTAGCTTTTCACAGGCAATCATTGTGCTGCCTGAGCCACCAAAGAAGTCCATAACAATTGAATTTGTATTTGATGATATTAACAATTGATTTTCAATCATTGAAATTGGCTTCATTGTTGGATGCAAACCAGATTCTCTATTAAATTCTAAACATTTTGAATAATTAACATTTTTTAAAGCATTGTTCCAAATGGCAGATTTTCTAAAAAATAACAAATATTCAACATCTGGACGATGCTGACCACCTAATGGAATTGCATTAGGCTTCTTCCAAAACAAAATATTAAAGTTATATCCAGCGTCAACACACCATTTAAGATAATCTGGAACTAAATCTTTATTGCAAAAAATATAACAGTTAAGTTTGTTTTTATCAAAAACTGTTGGCAATGTGTTTAAAAATGCAATTGGGTCAAAATCGCATAAATGCTTGATAGCTTCGCCAAGTTTTGCTGCGGCTCTACCTATTGGTTGATTGCTTCCACCTTCGGCTTCCATTCTATAAGGAGGATCAGTAAAGACCATATCGGCTTTCTGCCCATCCATCAGCTTCTCTACCGCATCAATACTCGTACTATCGCCACACATTAACCGATGGTTTCCTAACTGATATATATCGCCTAGCTTAGTTTTAGGCTCCTCTGGAACTTCAGGAACCGCATCCTCATCAGTTAAGCCTTCTATCTGCTCAGGCTCCAATAATGCAGCTAATTCGTCCTGATTAAAGCCCAATATATCTAACGCAAAACCATCCTTTAATAGATCATCTAACTCAATAGTTAGCAAAGTATTATCCCAATCAGCATTTAACGCTAGTTTATTATCTGCAATAACTAACGCTTTACGCTGCGTATCGGTTAAATGACTTATCTCTATCGTAGGAACCTCATCCATCTTTAGCTTACGCGCAGCCATTAACCTGCCATGACCAGCAATGATGCTATTGGTTCCGTCTATTAATATGGGATTAGTCCATCCAAACTCTTTGATGCTGGCTGATATTTGCGCT